AAATTACCGATGAACTTAAATCGAAGCACTTCCCCGCCTTGCTTATAACAGGTCGATAACAACAAGTAATAGAATAATTAATTAATAATAAACAACTTAATCTATATGCAAATTACCGCTCCTGAAACTCAAATAAAATTTATGTGTTACGATATATTCATAACTACTGATAAATAAGTAGTTAATCTATCATTTAATCCTAAAAAGGAGATGTTAGTAGGTGGATCTTATGGTTATATTGTAAGTGGAAAATTCAGGACAAAGAAATGGATTAATAAAAATAGTGTTAATGTTTTAGGCTTCGTTGAAAATTAATTAACTGCAATCATTACCTAACACCCGTCATTTTCTTTGACGGGTGTTTTTTTTGTGTTTACTTTACGTTCATGGTAATATTCGAAATGTATAATGAGGTAGGAGTTGAAGGCGGTATCACTGTTGACGGCGTTCGCTCGTTTCTAAATGCAAACAAAAACGAAGACATACAATTTGACATTAGCACCCTGGGCGGCGATCTTTCTCAGGCTATTACTATTTACTCACTCATAAAAGCACATGCCGGTAAAACCATTGCTAATATTATTGGACTTACAGCTTCAGCAGGTACTGTAATTGCTGCGGCTTGTGATGAAAGAATTATAAGTGATAACGCGCTATTTCTTATACACAACGGCTGGACTTCAGTTACTGGAAATACCTTTGACCTTCAGAAAACTGCATCAGATCTAATGAAAAACGATGCAATTATGGTTAAAATTTATCGCGAAGTTACTGGAATGAAGGATGAGGATATTAAAAACTTAATGAAAGCTTCGGATTGGATGACACCGGAAGAGGCTTTGAATTACGGTTTTGTCGATTCAATTACACCTACTAATCAAAAAATAGCAGCAAGCGCAATGCTTACAGAGGCGCAAGCGGCTTTACTAAACATAAGTTTAACGAATAAATTAAAAATGAAAATTTTTGGAAAAGAAAAAAAGGATACTCCTATTATGAATGTCCTTTCGCTTGCTGACGGTAAACAATGCCTTATTTCGGCAGAGTTACCAGCCACGGGCGTAGAAATTGCGCCTCTCGGAGCTATGGGCTTAGATGACGGTGAGTATACTCTTGATGACGGTCGTGTAATCACCGTCGCTGGTGGTGTGATAACTGATGTAAAAGAAGTTGCCACCCCTGCCCCTCCTGCCGCTGCAATAGATACCAATGAAGTTGTCGCTGCTGTATCTGCTGTAGTTCTAGCTGAAATGGCTAAGATCGAAGCTAAGTTTGATACTAAACTTGCTGCTATTACTAGCAAGCATGTACCTGCTAAAGGTATAATTGTATCGCCTTCCGCTTCTGCTCCTGTTTCCGTGCAAACGAAAATTAAGGAAATGACAGATGAAATTCGTGCTAATATTGAAAATTCTCGTAAAGCTTAAATTATGGCACTAACACTATCAAATAGTAATTACAACGGCGAAGTACTTGCGAATCTTTATAAAGTACTGGGCGTTGGAAATGAAGTAGTATCAAAAGGCGCAGCTAAATTGATCACTGACATTTCAACAAAAATGGCCTTACCCCGGCTATCACAAACGGCTGACCCAATTGATGATTACGTACAGGGGTCACCCACAAGTGATACGGCAACTACAAGTTATGCGGAACGAGAACTTGTTATGGGTAAAGGAACAGTTTACGAAGAATTTGTACCAACGACTTTTCATGATATTTGGGATAAATGGAAATCTAATGGCGACTTCACAAATCTGGAACTTAACGCCGAGCTACTGAACGCAATCATTGACCTGTACAGAAACGGAATCGGTACACAAATGGCGAAATTATTCTGGCAAGGCGACAATGATCTGGCCGCTCACAATCCTTTGAATATGTTTGATGGGATTGTAACACGGGCAAAACTTGACGCTAATGTCATTAAACCTACACCAGCCGGTAATATTACAGATCAGTCATTTGTAGAAATTCTTGCAGCTTGCTGGGCAGCAATTCCTGACAAGTACATTGACGATCCGGATTTCGTGCTTCATGTGAACACAACCGACTGGAAAACTATGCAGGTAGGAAACACTAAGCTTAAAGAAGCCTTTACCGGTGTATTCGGAATGGGTATGGAAACAATGTACAACACCAAGAAAATCAAGCATTTTCAAGGTATGCCACGCCATACGGTCGTTGGTGCTCGCGTAACAGGTGGTGATGATAGCAACTTAAACTTAGGTGTTTGGGTCGATCCTGATTCTGAGAGCGTAATTGTTGACAAAGTTGCCAACAATTCACGTGAGTGGTTCATCCGCATCGACTTTAAAGCTGATGCGAATTATAGGTACTCTGAAGACTTATTACTTTATACTCCTGTTTAAATGAGAAAATTAATTATAATTTGTTTCTTGGCTTTGGTAGCCTTAGCCGGAAATGCACAGGCAGTTTATCAAGAGTTTACTCAGGATACGACTTTAGGAGCTGAAACTATCTACTTTACTTCGCAAGCGAAAGTAAAATACATGGGTTTGGTAAGTTGGGAATTTACACTCGATGGTTTTGCCGCTTCTGACGATGTTACCGTAATACTTCAGGGTACGAATGATGAGTGGACAAAAACGTACAACATCGACACGGTTGCTTATAGCGCAACCACACCGGCAAGCTACATAATGAGTGATGCACCTAATTATGATGCACCTGCTAAATTCCTTAATTATAGGTTAAAAGCGACTGGTGCGACCGGCGATACTGTTTTAATTAAGGATATTATTTTTATCTATAAAAGATGAAAGGGTTAATAATTTTCTGCATATTAGTTATTGGATCTGGATTAGCCTGCTTTTCACAGCAGGCTAACACCAGCTTTCCAAACGACACTCTAAAAGGTGCGCAAACTGACTATACAAACTCGCCTAATAAGTCGATGTTGTATAGAGGTTTGGTTACATTTCAGTTTACAGCAGCGCACGACGTAGGGACTATTTATTTAGAAGGCAACAACGTAGGATCGGTTTGGTATCCTGTTGACACAATTAGTCATTCTGGCGCGACTGCTGTGAATTATAGGTTCACTGTTATTGATCCTGAGTTTGTTTATTACAGACTTAGGAAGGTTGGGAATGGTGGCGACACCTGCTATATTACTAATCAACGATTCATTTTAAAATACTAAAATTATGGCACAATGTAAAATAGATAGAGGAAGCGCATTTGATTGCGCGAATCTTGAGCAAGCAGGGATAGGAAATTTTGTTCAGCTGATAAACAAAGACGATCTTGATAATGGAGCAATAACAGAAGACGCTGTGTCTCACGAAATTGAAACTATCACGCTTGATACTGGAACTTATGCGTACCCGTTCGAATCTTTTAAAGGGTCTGTACATATTACACCTTCATCCCCTATGCGAAAAGTTACAAGCGTGGATGGGTTCGATCATCAGGTTGTAGTTATGGCTTTTGATGCCTCTCAGCTTAGTCGTGAGAATATCGCAAAAATGAGGTTTCAAAAAGTTGTTGCGATTATACCGCTTCTGAATGGCAAGTCGATTATGTACGGTAGGAACGTAGGCTTAAGGATTTCTGAGTATGAAGAATTACCTTCCGATCCCGACAAGGGCGGAATGATTCAATTTACTTTGAAAACCCCTGAAAACGATCCGCCTGAAGTTGCACCTCCTTGCTTAATTGCAGACACATTCGACATCACTTCTTTACAATCCGTATAATGGACATACAACCAAAATACTGGCATAAAGGGAAACGCGTTAAATTTAACGCGCTTCCTTTAAATTTACAAGAAAAAATAACTAAATTGCAAGAAAAAAATGACACAGAAAACATTGAAAACAGAGAACCTGGAACAGGAAACGACACCGGAAATTCAGGAAACGACACCAGTTCAGGAAACGACACCGGAGAACCAGGAACAAAGTTCGAAACAAAAAAAGCAAAAAGTAGATCCCGGAAAATATAGCAGGTATGTAGCTTTGAAGTTCGCTGAAATCTCCGGGACTAAGTTAAAAGAGCAGCAGAAAAAAGAGCTTGAAAGTCTTGAAAAAGAAATTAAATCCTGCTCAGGTAAAAAACCAAACAAAACTACAACCGCTGCGATCAGCAACGAGCTTGTAAAACTTGTTGAAGGCGCTCCTGTTCCTGAGTTTATAGAAAAACTTATCGACGGGTGTATTAATCCTAATTTTTATTTCGGGTAGAGTAAGCAAAACTTTGCCAAAATAGATACACTGATTATCAACTAGTTACAAAATTAAACAACTAAAATGAACGCTAAAAAAACACTGTTTTGTAACTGTTTAGTTATCAATAACTTCTGCTTCTGCAC